GAACCGGCTACCTGGTCGATCGGGAGTACGCAGAGATGCGTATTGCCGAGTTGAAGGCCGAGGAAGAGAAGTGGCTCGGGGTCGCAAGTCAGTGGGTTGAGAACGTCAACTCCGACAAGCAACTGATTGAGGCATTCCAGGGTTTCGGTTTCAGGCTCACGAAGAAGACGCCCAAGGGCAACTTCAGCATGGATGCCGAGGTACTGGACTCCATCGATCACCCGTTGGCCGAGGCAGTCAAGAAGGCAACGAAGGCCGCTAAGTGGCGGAAGACGTGGTTCGAAGCCGCCATCAACGGAATGGACTTTCTGGGGCGCGTACATGCCTCAGTGAATTCAATGGGGGCCCGGACAGCTCGGATGTCCATTTCGGGAGCTATCGCAGCGCAGACATTCCCCGCTGGGGATGGTTACGTTCGCTCTGCGTTCCTCGCAGAGGAAGGCCACGTATCGGTTTCGATTGACTTCGGAAACATGGAACTTCGATTCCTTGCGGCTGAGTCGAGAGACCCGATCATGGTGGATGCATTCCTCAACGGAAAGGATCTGCACCAGATCACCGCGGACGCGGCCGGCGTGCCTCGAAAGATTGGGAAGATGGGTAACTTCCTGATCGTGTTCGGCGGAGGCTGGAAAGCCCTCGTGGAACAGGCGAAGGTCTCGGAAGAGGTCGCTCGACGGACCATTTCGGCGTTCAACTCCACCTATACCTGGGTGGACAAGCTGTCGAAGAGGCTCATGTCCGAGGCCAAGCGGTACGGCCACATCTACACGATTACCGGCCGCCGGCTCCCGGTGGACAAGAGCCGTGCTTACGCAGCCCTGAACTACTACATCCAGTCTGGAAGCCGGGACATCACGGCTCGGGCCGTGCTGAACCTCGATAAGGCCGGATTCACTCCCTGGATTCGGCTCGTGATTCACGACGAGATCGTATTCAGCTTCCCGAAGGAGCGAGCGAAGGAACTGACCGAGCAGGCTGCCAGGATCATGGAATTCACGGTCAAGGACGTTCTGATTCCCGCTGAGGGAGAGATCGGGGACCGCTCATGGGGCTCCATTCTCGATCTCGAAGACAGCAAGCACTAGGAGCTGAGACGTGACTATCGAAAGCCGATTCCGCTCATTTCATGAGGAAAACCCTCACATCATGGTTGACCTGGAGCGGCTAGCAGGAGAGTGGTTCGACTCTGGAAAGGGAGTCGTCGGGATCGGATTCCTATGTGAGGTTCTTCGGTGGGACCACTCTGTCAAGACTAAGAGCCGCGACGAATTCAAGATAAACAACAACTTCCGAGCGCACTACGCGCGAATGATGATCGACCGGAACCCTGAGTGGGAAGGGCGCATTCGGGTTCGCGCGCTTCGCACGGCTTAGGAGAACACATGAAGCTGAGTGAGTTGATTGCTGACGCTGTGCGGACGTACGAGGAGTTTGGAGACATTCACGTGGTCGTTCCTGACCCCGGATGCGGCTGTTGTGCGGGCGGGTTTGATGACGCCGAGACCCGTATTGAGAAGTCCGACCAAGAAGTGTGGGTGGGCGGCAAGTACGTCAAGGTCTCGACTGCCTACGTCGTGAGCTGAGGAGAGTAACGAATGACTGAGAAGCACGAGAACATGAACGAGGCCGATTCCATCATCTCGAATATCGAAGCTCAGATGGCTCTTGCCAACCTGGAGAAGCGCGGTGAGTATGCGGCCGGCATCGCCATCCTGTCCGGGGACATCCTGAGGACGGCCCTGGTGTCCGGAGTCCCGTACCCCCTCGCTCGGGAGATGGCTTCCGACTTCTGGAAGGCGGAGATGCTGGCAGACACCATTGCTGGCCTTCTCCGCAGCGCGGACCTGGACGACGACGAGGAGTGAGGCGCTGAGCTGCAATATCCATTACGCATGCACCGTTCTGTACGGTGCAAAGCGTCCTTGTTGGGATTGCTATTTCCTCAGCATCGCTGAATCCGCCTCAGAGCGCGGTGATTGTGTTCGGAAGCAGGTTGGGGCGGTTCTGGTCCGCCCCGACCACCGAACGGTCATCACGGGCTACAACGGCGCCGCCCCTGGTGGACCGAGCTGCCTCGAAGGCGACTGCGAGCGGTGCAACAGCGATGTGCCGGCCGGCACTAGCTATGAGGGCTGTATCGAGTACCACGCTGAGGCCAACGCGATCATGTGGGCGCGGCCTGAGGACCGTATCGGCACCACCTTGTACGTCACGTTCGAGCCCTGCGGCGACTGCCGGAAGCTCATCCGCGGCGTGGGCATAGCTCGCGTGGTGTGGCTCGTGAACCGAACCAACATCCACCGTTGGATCGTCTGAAGGAATGAATCATTGGCCATGAGCAAGGAGGAGTGGCTTGCCCACTGGGGGAAGAAGGCTCCTGTTCTCGATCCCGAGACCATTGACGAGATCCTTGAGTTGCTAGAGCTGAAGTAAATGAAACCCCCGCCCGGTTGGGCGGGGGTTCTTTCTATGCGTAGACCGGCTCGACTCGGCCGGGGTCGAACGCTCCACCGCGGCCACCTTCGGATGGGTGGACGATGACGGCTTTGAGGACCCTGCGGATTATGACCCGCTGACGCTCCACAGAGATGCCGGTCCAACCTTTCTTGAGGAGTTCCGCGGTGATGGTGCGGACTGCCGGCGTGGACGTTGCGTACGCCTTCTGTGCCTTGAGGTCGTCTCGACGGGCCTTCAGCTCGTCCAGCGTGGTGACGTAGGTAGCGGCGCGGACCTTCTTCGCCTCCCACAGGGCTTGAAGCTCCTTGATCTCTTCCTGTACGTCCTTCAGCTCCGCTTCCTTCTCCCACGGGGCGTTCTGCTGGGGGAGCTGACGTTCCTTGCTGGAGGCGACTGCTATGTCCCACACGTGTTGGCGGATCAGCTCATCGACTCGGGGCCCGGTAACTCCCAGCTTCCCGCACTGGTCGGGGTGCTGCTTGTTGCAGTTGTAGGCGAAGCTCTGAGACTTCTTGCCCCTGATCCAGACGGGCTTGCCGACCATGGGGTACCCGCAGCGGCCACAGCGCACGATGCGGGACAGCAAATACTTGACCTGAGTCTTCTCCTGGGGGCCTTCCTCGGGGGCGGTCCCCTCGTGGATCGCCCTGAGCCGTTCCCACTTGTTCAGGTCAGTGCAGATGGGCTCCCAGTCGCCCATGACGTAGCTGCCATCGTCGTTCTGCTGCGGCTCGCCCAGGTGGATACGGATACCGAAGTTCCGGGCCCGGAAGATGAGTGTCTTGGTGCCAGCCCATGTGAACGGCTTGCCAGTGTTGGGGTTCACGGCCCCGCCGTCGGCAAGCGTCTTCATGATGGTAGCCACCTTGTCACCGGCCAGGAAGGCATCCATGGCCTTGGTGACCAGCTCCGCGGCCTTGTGGTCCAGCTTGGTGCGGTCGTCCTCGCGCCACCCGTAGGCCTGACTTCCGCCGTGGTAGATGCCCTTCTTGGCCTTGGCTGCGTTGTCCCGCTTGATGCGCCGCCGAGTGTCTTCGGACGCCTTGTTGGCGATGTTCACGAAGAGTCGAGCTGAGAAGCGTCCGTCACCAGTAGACAGGTCGAAGTTCTGGCCAGACATGGTGTCGAAGATCAGTAGGACGTCCTTTTCGGCTGCGTCCTCGTAGATCTTGATCGTCTTCTCAAGGTCGATGGGCTGGCGGGCGTAGCGGTCGATGTCGTAGACGACGACGCCAGCAAGGCGGCCGGCCTTCAAGTCAGCCAGCATCCTGAGGAAGTCCGGTCGGACGACCTTGCGCCGGAAGGCAGAGAGGTTGTTGTCCTCGTACCAGATGACGGGCCGGTTGTAGCGTTCTGCGATGGCCATAACGTCTTCGCGCTGCTTGAGGACGCCTTTCCGCTCAAGCTCTGCGGCTTCCTCGGGAGTGATGTCCCCATTGCGCAATGCGCGACGGATGTCCGCTAGGTCCGCGTCCGAGATGCGGCAATACCCGCCCAGCGGAGTATCTTTGGTTATCGCCATGCCCCCCACCCTCACCAGTCATCATGCTGGTGTCAGGGTAGCGGGAGAGTACCCACCTGTGTCAAAGTCGGGATGTGCGAACTTCTATGAAACTCCGTAAGCCCTCACAGGGCCGTCTATCAGCGGTTACTACCGAGCGTGAGTGGCTTGATCACTGGCTGTCTCAAGCCCCAACCCTGTCCAGTGAGGCGCTGGAGACCATCGCCGCCGTCCTGGAGGACGCGGGGGAAGAGGACTGAAGCCCGGCGCGAAGCGCCGCGACGAGCCGTTCGTCCCCGGCTCCGGGGACTGTGTGCGACAAGGGGCTTGACCCGGACCCTCGCGATCATGCTAGGGTCCGTCGCAGTTTCAAGTTTCCAGTCAAAGAACGACCCCGGCAGTGCGGGAACACTCCGGGGCCCGACACCGAAGAGGTAGATCTTCGATGCAGGTCCAGCGTACCAAGCAATCATCTGGCTACGTCCAGATCCCCAACACGATCGCACGGCACGGCAAGCTGTCTCTTGAGGCGGTCGGCCTCCTGACGCGTCTCCTCTCGCTGCCTGATGGCTCCGGGGCGACGGTCGACAGGATCGCCTCCCAGGTCTCCAATGGCCGGCGCTCTGTCTCGAAGGCTATGAACGAGCTGATCGAGGCTGGCTTCGTCATGCGCGCCAAGATGCAGGACCCCGAGACGGGGCGATGGGTCACCATCACGACCGTCACGGACACCCCTGACGCTGCGACCTCTCCGACTGACCGGTTCCCGACGGTCGGTGTAGCGACTGGTCGGGCCGTCGGCGGCTATCCCATAGGGATAAAGACAGAGAACAAGAAAAACACCACCCCTACCCCGACCCAGGCTCCGGAAGCAGCTCAGGAAGCGGCTCCGCACGCACCTGAGAGCACCGAGAAGGGTGGGGAGGGGGAATCCAACTTCCTCGACAAGATCAGCCGCGAGATGGCCCGTGAGGCCCGTCGCATCCTTGAGCGGCTGAGCCTTCACAAGAGCCTGCCCCTCACGGACCAGGAGATTGGGCGCCTGGCCCCCA